AATGTGGCCGTAGAATACCGCAAATAGAGAAGAGATTAATGTAAGAGGTAGCCCTCAAACGGTTTACAATCAATATGGTATTGCCATGTTAGATTATCTTGACTTGTATAGATGGTTTATTCCAACAAGGCAAGAGAGTTATAGACTTGACTTTATTGGTGAACTAGAACTTGGTCAAAACAAAAACGAAAATCCATATGCAACATTTAAAGAATTTTACGAGAAAGATTATCAAAAGTTTGTAGATTACAATATTCAAGATGTTGAGATTGTTGACGCATTAGAAGATAAACTTGGTCTTATTGACTTATCATTGACCGTTGCATATGAAAGTAAAGTAAACTATGATGATATATTCTCACAAGTTAGAGTATGGGACACATTGATTGCAAATCATTTAATGCAAAAGAATATATGTGTGCCACCAAGAGAAGAACATAGTAAAGAGACAAAATACGAAGGCGCTTATGTTAAACCACCTATCGTAGGTCAACACAAGTGGATTGTTTCATTCGATATCAATTCACTATACCCACATATTATTATTCAATACAATATTTCGCCAGAGAAAATTCTAGGTTCATCATCACATGGTATTAATGTGAATAAGATGTTAGAAGGAACGACACCACTTGACTATCTTAAAACAGAGGGCGCTTGTATCACTCCTAATGGTGCCAAGTTTAAAAACGATAGTCAAGGGTTTCTTCCTGAAATGATGGAAAAGATGTACAATGACCGTGTTGTTTTCAAGCAAAGAATGTTGAAAGCAAAAGCAGAGTATCAAATTAATCCAACTAACGATTTAAAGAAAGAGATTGCTAGATGTCACAATATTCAATGGTCTAAAAAGATTGCCTTGAATTCAGCTTATGGCGCAGTTGGTAATCAATACTTTAGATACTATGATGTAAGACAAGCAAGTGGTATTACCACAGCAGGTCAATTTATTATTCGTCAAGTAGAAACTAAAATGAATGCCTATCTAAACAAAATATTACAAACACAAGATAAGATAGATTATGTTGTTGCGTCTGATACTGATAGTATCTATGTCACACTAGACAAACTTGTAGAAAAAACTTGTAAAGGTAAAACAAATGACCAGATTGTAGATTTTCTTGGTAAAGTTTGTGATACTAAATTAGAACCTGAAATTGAAAAGTGGTTTGCCGAGTTAGCAGATTATTCAAATGCATTTAAAAATGCCATGGTTATGAAACGAGAAGTAATCGCCAACAAAGGTATATGGGTTGCAAAGAAAAGATACATGTTAAATGTTCTTGATGATGAGGGTGTTAGACTTGCTGACCCTAAACTTAAACTTATGGGTATCGAGGCAGTTAAATCATCAACGCCTGGTGTTTGTCGTGTTAAGATTAAAGAGGCAATCAAAACCATTATGGGTAAAGAAGAAACAGATTTACATAAATTGATTGCAGATTTTAGAAAAGAGTTTTTCAAATTACCTGCCGAAGAGATTGCGTTTCCTAGAAGTTGCAATAACTTAAAGAAATATAAAAGTAGTAGTAGTATTTTTATGAAAGGCACACCAATTCATGTGAAAGGTGCATTGGTTTATAATCATCAAATAGATGAGTTTGGTTTACAAGGTAGATATCCTTATATTCAAGAGGGAGATAAGATTAAATTTATCAAATTAAAACCTGCTAACCCATTTAGATATGATGTTATTAGTTATATTACAACACTACCAGATGAGTTTAATTTGAGACCATATATTGATTATGATACTCAATTTGAGAAAACTTTTCTTGACCCTATGAGATTTATACTTGAAGCAATTAATTGGAAAGCAGAACCAGTTGCTACTTTGGAGGCATTTTTCGGATGACCTTGACATTAGCAATACTTTCTGTTATAATGATACTATTATTACCAACACTTTTATTATGGATGTGGAATGACGAAGACCCTAGATAGAGAACAGGCGCTACATGTTGCCAATATATTCTCCGATTACTTTGATAAGTTTAGTCGTATAGACCAGTATATGCGTGACCAGAAAATGGCACAAATAGAAACTATACCGACTTCTCTTCCTGGTATGGGATTAGATACAGAATTATTTGATGACTTTACCATGTCGCCACAAGTTATGGATTTACAAATGGTAGAACTAGATAATCACACATGGGACACTTGTATTAATATGATATCAAGTCATAGTAATATGGTCAGTATTCCAGGTAAAAGTTTAAAACTTGCAGTAAAAGAAATGAATACAGGCAAGTATGTTGGCTTTATGAGATTTGGTTCGCCAGTTATTAACATGAGACCTAGAAATGTTTTATTAGGTAATGTACCCGACTTGCCAGTATTTAACAAGACTGCTATTATGGGTTTCGTTATTGTACCAGCACAACCGTTTGGTTTTAATTATCTTGGTGGTAAATTATTGGCTGCCTTATGTTGTTCACATCAAGTAAGAGAGATGTTGAATAAAAAGTATGATATGAATTTAGTTATGTTTGAGACCACAAGTTTATATGGTAATAGTAAATCTGCTAGTCAGTATGATGGTATGAAACCTATGTTAAGAAATAGAGGTTTAACTGATAGTGATTTTATACCAATGATACACGGTAAACCATTCAAAGATATGTTGGCATATGTTGAAGATAAGATTGGTGTTTTTATTAAAGAAGACGCTTCAAGTAGAAAGTTAAAAATTACAACTGCTATACAAGGTCTAATTAAAAAAGCACTAGATGGTGATGACCTAGAAAAATTTAAATCTACAATTGCAAATGCTAAAAAACTTACCGAACAGAAAAGATATTATGTATCTAACTATGGTATAGAGAACTATATAGATATAGTAAATGGTAAAACAAATGAGATTGTCAAAGCACCAAACTATGATAGATTCCATGACAATGAACTGATAGAATGGTGGCGTAAGTTAGCAACAAAAAGATTTGATAAACTACACGGAGAAGGCCGTTTAAGAAATGACCTAGAAGTGTGGACTAAAGATAGTCAGATAGATATTATAAGATGATAAATAAAGGAAATTATATATGTCAAAACCACAAATAACAATTGTAGGCGGAGGTACTGCCGGCCTTATAACTGCTCTTATTTTAAAAGTAAGATTAGAAGCAGATGTAAAAATGATAGTACCAAACGATATTGGTATTATAGGTGTTGGTGAAGGCTCAACCGAACATTGGGCAACTTTTATAGAATTCATAGGCGATACTTTAACTAACAGTTTAATTAAGACCAAAGGTACTATTAAATCTGGTATTATGTTTGAGGGTTGGACACCAAATCGTGGCGATTACATTCACAGTATTTTTGGTGACTATACTAACAAAGTAGGTATGTCAGATTTTATCGCTACTAAATTTATGGGAGATGGTTGGACAAATAGAGATTTTATAGGACCAGAATTAAATCAAAGTGTTATTGCTGATTACTATGGTCCAGACCAAAAGAGACAAGAAGCTGGTGGTTATTTTCAATTTCATTTTAATACAAATGAACTAAACAAATATTTAACTGAACAGGCTAACAATTGGGGTATAGAAATTGTAGATGATAAAGTCCTTGAAGTTATGCAAGATGAAACAGGCATATCAGAGGTAAAAGGTGAGAAAGATAATTATAAATCAGATTTTTGGATTGACAGTACAGGTTTTAGAAGAGTATTGATGACACCATTAGGTGCTAAGTGGGTATCATATGGTGATATGTTACCACTAAAAGAAGCAATTGCTTTTCCTACAAAAGAATTAGATTATTATCCAATGCACACACAAGCATTAGCAATGAAGGCCGGTTGGAAGTGGAGAATACCTACTTATGGCAGATTTGGTAATGGTTATATTTACGATACAAACTTTATTACTAAAGACCAGGCATATGATGAAGTGTGTCAATTAATGGAAGAAGATGTTGAAATTGGTAAACATATCAAATTTACTCCAGGAAAATTAGATAAAGTAGCAATTAAAAATTGTGTTGCAATAGGCCTATCAGGTAATTTTTTAGAACCATTAGAAGCAACATCAATAGGTTCATCTATTCAACAAGCATTTTCTTTAATGCACCTTTTAATTGATGGTAAATTATCAGATTACGATAGAGAAGAATATAACAAAGGTACAGATATTCTTTTAGACAACATGAGAGATTTTGTGGCTCTACATTATATTAATGAAAATAGAAGTAGTGATTTCTGGAAACATTGTGCTACACTACCTAGACCAGAAACACTTAAAACAATGATGACAATATGGAAAGAAAGACCTATGACAGGATTGGACATGGCAAGAATATATGGCCAAACTGAATATTTAATGTTTTCAGAAACCAACTTTAATCATATAGCTTATTTTCATGGTCTTCTAACGAGTGAAGTTTGTAAAAAATATAACGACAATATCGCCATTGGTTTAAGTGAAAGTGTCTACCAAAAGGAATATATTAGAACTTTACAGTTTAGGTTCAGAGAAAATACTAGTATTGATGTCGGTATCATTCCACATGAAGACTATATAAGAGAGTTGCATAGGTTAAACGGCGACTATAAATCAATAAAATACCATTATTTTTTAGACAGGTATAATAATATGAAGATGACACCTATTCCTTCAGATAAGGATTATGTTGAACATTCCACCATTGACAAAAGCTAACTAGTAGTGTATATTATAACAAAAGTGAGGTGAAAAAGTATGAGTAATTTTTTAACAGATATTATTAAGACAACAGGCAACGAATACGCCACATTGGCTAAAGACGGTGTTGCCGGAGGAGATGTGAGTGGATTTATCGACACAGGTTCGTATTCATTCAATGCTCTTCTATCAGGTTCCATTTATGGTGGCCTGCCAAACAGTAGAATTACGGCAATCGCCGGTGAAGCTGCAACAGGTAAAACATTCTTTGCATTAGGTGTTGTTAAGTCTTTTTTAGAACAAGACAAAGAAGCAGGTGTGATTTACTTCGAGAGTGAAAATGCAGTTTCTAAAGACATGATTGAAAGTCGTGGTGTAGATAGTAGTAGAATAGTTGTAATGCCAGTTTCAACAGTACAAGAATTTAGAACACAATCAATCAAAGTCATTGAAAAATATTTAGAACAACCAGAGGGTAGTAGAAAACCTATGATGTTTGTATTAGATAGTTTAGGTATGTTATCTACTACAAAAGAAATGGAAGATACGGCTGCTGGTAAAGAAACAAGAGATATG